CTAAATGAATGTTTAATCGAAGTTAACAGTACCAAAAACGTTTACATAGTAAAAGATAAATTTCAAGATGTTGAGTCAGACCGATTTGTAAATAGTACAAATCATCTTAGCAAAGAAGTACATCAACACGTTTACAAAAAGCTAGTAGATTGGCTGTCTACTAACGAAAAAATTATTTTTAAAAAAACACTTGACAAGATAAATAATGTCGTGTAGTATATAAGAGTGCTACACATTTTAGGCACAAGAGCAACATTAGTTGTTCTAACATAGGCAAAACATATAGGAGAAAAGGCACTATGGCATCATTAGCAGAAATCCGAGCAAAACTCAAAGAACAAGAAACCCGCGCAAGCGGTAATTCATCAGGTCCAAGCGGACCAAACCCAATTTACCCATTTTGGAATATTAAAGAAGGCGAAAGCGCAACTTTCCGTTTCCTACCTGATGGCAACCCAGATAACACATTTTTCTGGAAAGAACGTTTGGTAATTAAACTACCATTTGCAGGCGTTAAAGGTGAAACTGATTCACGTCCAGTACAAGTACAAATTCCATGTATGGAAATGTATGGCGAAAGCTGTAACATTCTACAAGAAGTACGTGGCTGGTTTAAAGACCCGTCACTCGAAGACATGGGTCGTAAGTACTGGAAAAAGCGTTCGTACATCTTCCAAGGCTTTGTAACAGATAATCCGCTAGCCGATGATCAATCACCGGAGAATCCAATTCGTCGATTTATCATTGGTCCACAAATCTTCCAGATTATCAAACAGGCACTTATGGATCCAGATATGGAAGAATTGCCAACAGATTACACGGCAGGTGTAGACTTCCGTCTTAACAAAACAAGTAAAGGCGGCTATGCAGATTATTCAACATCAAACTGGGCACGACGTGATCGTCCACTAGGTGATACTGAAATGGCTGCTGTCAATGCACATGGGTTGTTTAATCTAGATGACTTCCTTCCTAAGAAGCCAGGAGAGGTTGAACTCAAAGTAATGCAGGAAATGTTTGAAGCGTCAGTAGACGGTGAAGCATACGATGCAGATCGTTGGAGTCAATACTTCCGTCCAGCAGGTATGCAAGCACGTACAGGTGATCCTACTAAAGCAGCAAGTGTAGGTGCAACTGCTACTAGCCAAAGTGCTCCAGCAGCCGCACCAACACCAACAGCCGCACCAACAGTAGCTGAAGATGTTCCTTTTAAGTCAACTGAAGAAGCAGCAGCTGAACCTGCGGCGGCCGGCGGAGCACAAGACATTCTTGCAATGATCCGTTCACGTCAAGGTTAATACATGTAAGCTAAAAGGGTTGCTTTTACAAGATGCAACCCTTTTTAGTTGCTCAGCTTTATAGGAGAATTTAATGGCTAGTAAAACATTCGATCCAACGAAGTTCCGTAATTCGTTGACAAAATCTATTACGGGTATGAGTGCAGGCTTTAACGATCCAACAGACTGGATCAGTACAGGCAACTTTGCACTCAATTACTTGCTAAGTGGAGACTTTACTAAAGGTATTCCGCTAGGTAAAGTAAGTGTATTTGCAGGAGAATCAGGCGCAGGTAAATCCTACATTGTGTCAGGTAACATTGTAAAGTACGCACAACAACAAGGTATTTTTGTTGTTCTTATTGACAGTGAAAACGCACTTGACGAATCATGGCTACAAGCATTGCAAGTAGATACAGACGAAAGTAAATTACTTAAACTTAATATGGCAATGATTGATGATGTTGCTAAAACAGTTAGTACATTTATGGAAGACTATAAAACAATGTCAGAGGAAGAACGTCCTAAAGTATTGTTTGTAGTTGACTCACTTGGTATGCTTATGTCACCAACTGAAATGGACCAGTTCCAAAAAGGTGATATGAAAGGTGACTTTGGACGTAAGGCAAAGGCACTAAAAGCACTTGTAACTAACTGTGTGAATATGTTTGGTAGTTACAATGTAGGTATGTGCGTTACTAACCACACATATGCATCGCAAGATATGTTTGATCCGGATGACAAGATCTCAGGTGGTTCAGGCTTTGTGTATGCAAGTTCAATGGTTGTTGCTATGAAGAAACTTAAACTAAAAACAGACGCAGACGGCAACAAAACATCTAAAGTACATGGTATTAGAGCAGCGTGTAAAGTAATGAAAACACGCTATAATAAACCGTTTGAAAGTGTGCAAGTTGAAATTCCGTATGAAACCGGCATGGATCCATATTCGGGCATGTTTGATTTGCTTGATGCAAAAGGCTTGCTAGAAAAGCAAGGCAACCGTTACAAGTTTATTATGAGTGACGGTGAAGAGATCCTTGAGTTCCGCAAGCGTTGGACAGGCGAATTACTCGATAAGGTTATGGCAGATTTGCCAGCTAAAGAAGCACAAGTTGCAGCCGAAGAAGCAGAAGCTGATCGTCTAGCAAGAGAAGCAGAACTAGCTGAATTAGATGCCCAATTGGTAAATACCGATGATAACTTAATCGAGGAAACAACTGATAATGAATGAAGAACAAATTGCAGACATTTGGACAATGTTCAAAGAGCATCTTGACAAAAAACACGTTGAGATGGCAGCGGAACGATACGTAGATACGTTAGCTGATTACGGTGTAAGTGATGAAGTATTTCGAGAAGTTCTCGGTACAGAGTCTAATCTAGATGAAGCAATTAGCTATTATCTAGACTTAGACAGTGTCGATGATGACGATGAGGATTGGGACGAATAATGGCCGGATGGTATAGTCGTGTAAGCAGAGACATTAGTCAAATACCTGCTGCTATACAACATTTTGAAAATGAACTTATTACTGCTAAAGTAGAAGTAAAGTTAAAAGGAAATGTTGAAAAAGCCGCGGCAGAAATGCCGGGCATTGTCGAACAACGTTTTAATCAGCTTCAAGAAATTGAAGCTATACTACACTACTTAAATATTGAGCTACGTAGATTGCGTAGCTCATTTTTCAAAAAATATCTTGAGAACTATCAACGAGCTCTGTCTAGCCGCGATGTAGAAAAATACGTCGACGGCGAGGCAGACGTTGTTGACTATGAAAAGATTATTAATGAATTTGCATTGTTACGTAACAAATGGTTGGGTGTACTCAAAGCACTTGATCAAAAGCAATGGCAAATTACAAACGTAGTTAAACTACGAGTAGCAGGCATGGAAGATGCTACACTATAATGAAAGCATTTATTATACGTCTCGAAGAAAATGAACACTCTTGTACAATGGCTCAAGAGTGTTATGATCAGGCTGCTAAGTTTAACTTGCAGCCTGAATTCTTTAAGGCAATAAATGGACACAATGCAAGCTATCATTATGAGCGTACAGGTATTGTAAAGGGTGGCAAATTTAAAAAGAATCGTCCTGGTGTATCTGGTTGTTTCTTTAGTCACTTTTATTTGTGGGAAAAATGCATTAAGTTAAACGAGCCTATCATTATACTTGAACACGACGGTTATTTTATTCGACCTTTGCCTAAAGATATATTAACGCAATTTACTGATGTACTTAAACTAGATAGGATAGATCCATATAGTAGTAAATACGAACTTATGTTAGAAAACGAAAAGCATAACAAAGTGGCTGTTGATGATTATAAAAATCCAAATCCCAAAGACTTGTCTAAGAAAGGAATTAGTAATTATTTTAAAGGCGCATACTCGTATATACTAAAACCAGCGGGTGCTAGAAAATTAGTGTATAGTGCTAGAACATACGGACACCGCCCGGCAGACCAACAAATAAACAATACAGT